TTTGATTATAAAAATCTAAATCATAATCATTATTAGTATAACATGTTATACTTGAAAACCATCCAGTATTTTCAGCTTCTTTACATATTCGTTCTCTTGAATCTTTAAATTTTTCATCACCGTAAGTTATAAAATGTATTGACATTTTATATTTTTATATATTTATATATTTATATATTTATATAAAGTATTATTATTATTATTATTATTATTATTAAAAATGTCTGAAAAAAAATATGCAATTCACACAGTTTTTATAGCAAAAGAAAATATATTATTTTTAGAACAATGGATTGATTATCATATGCTTTTAGGATTTAATTTATTTTTTTTATATGATAATTCAAAAGTTCAAAAAACTGGAGGAGAACATAATTTAGAAAATCAATTTATAGCTAATAAAATTAATAAATATAAAATAAATTATGATGAAATAGTTAAACTTACAGATAATGAAATTCAAATAAAATTACAAAAAATTCAAGAAAAATATAAAAATAAAGTTTTTTTTATTGAATGGTCTCCAAAAAATAAAGAAGGAATTGTATTACATGAACAAAGAAAAGCACATTTTAGTTGTTTACAATTATTAAAAAAAAATAATATAGATTGGTGTGCAATTATTGACATGGATGAATATATTGTAATTAATAATAAAAAAAATATTAAATTATATTTAGATGATTTTGAAAATACAGATTTTAGTTGTATTAAAATGAAATGTCATAATATGTTAACAAGATTTTCAAATTTAAATGAACCTTGTATAAATATTTGTAAAGGAATTAAAGAAACAAGAGATGCTGCTCAAAAAAATATTATTAAAATTAAAGATTGTAATCATATTGATATTCATTGGTGTATTTTAAACAATAATAAAAAAGTTAAAGAAACTAATGATATTTTATTTTTACATTATAATTCAAATGAAAATGATGAAAGATATACACCTAATTATAATATTGATAAAATTGATTCAGATATTAAAAAACAAATTAATTATAATTTTCATAATAATAAATATATTTAAAAATTAAAACTATATTTTAATTTAAATGATTGAAAATTTTGTTGATAAAATATATTATATTAATCTTGAAAAAAGAAAAGATAGAAAAGAACATATTGAAAAACAAATTAAAGAATATTTAGATCCTAATTTAAAAATTACTGAAAGATTTAATGCTATAGAATATGATGGTTATTATGTAAATAATTGTTTTAGAAATAAAGGAGGTATTGGATGTTCATTATCTCATCTTAATATAGTTAAATTAGCAAAACAAAATAATTATAAAAATATTTTAATATTAGAAGATGATATAATATTTAATTGGGATAAAGAACGTTTTTATAGAATTTTAAGTAAATTTTTTGAAAATATTAAAGATTATAATTTATTAGTATTTGATACAAATGGTAATAATATGCATCCATGGCAATCATATGAAACTAATATAAGTGAAATTTATAAATTAGGTGATAGTTTTTGTACAGGAGGATATATTATTTCAAATAATTTTTTTGATACATATATTAAACATTTAGAACAATCAACTCCAAAATTAATTATGGGTGATATATTTAATGGAAGAATTGATGAATCGTGGAAAATATTTCAAGGTAATACTGATGATAAAAAAGTATATACTTTTAATAAACCACTTGATAAAGTAATACATCAAATAGGTGATTATAGTGATATTGAAGGCCGCATTTGTAATCCAAAAACTAAATATCCTGAATGTTAAATTATATATAAAGATTTAAATTTGTATATATATAAATGTCAGATAATATTAAACAATATTATGATAATCTTAAATTAACTCAAAAAGAAGTTAACAATAATTATATTGTTGATGGTACTGAATATCCAAAAGATACAAAAACAGACCATCAACAATTTGAATTATTTTCAGATAATCATATTAATTATATGACTAAATTATTTAATTTATTTGAAGTTTTACATAATTGGTTAGAAGATAATAATGTATTATATTCAATAATGTATGGTAATTTAATTGGGTATTATCAACAAAATTATCCAATATTATGGGATGATGATTTTGATCTTCTTTTAATAAATGATGAAGGAATCGAATTTATTAATAATATTTGGAATAATAATCAAGAAATAGCACAACCAATATGGGATGAAGATTGGATGTATAAAACTATTATAATTAATGAAAAAAAATATTTGTTATTAAAAATGAAGTTTAGAAAAAATTGGTTTAAATTACTACATTATGAAAATGTAAATAAAAATAATAAAGATTTAGGTGGGATTGATATTACCTATAAAATAAATGAAATAGATGCTGGAGGTAATGATTTATCAATAATGAATAATTATATTTGCGATAAAACAACTGTTTCAATAGTTCAATATGGTCCAGTGTTGGCAAGAGTTTTAACACAAGAACTTAGTTATAAATTATTAGATGTTCGTTATGGAAATCGTTGGAAAATTAAAAAACATCCAATTTTGAAGAATCAGAAACATTAATGATATATTAGGTGTTCTTGGTAAATAAATAATTTTACAAATATCTTTCCAATCATCACCCATTATTAATATATCTGCATTAAAATCTTTTATATATATATATATATATATATATATATAAATGTCAAATAAAATCAAAGAATATTATGATAATTTTAAGTTAACTCAAAAAGAATTTAATAATAATTATATTGTTGATGGTATTGAATATCCAAAAAATATAAAAACACATCATCAAGAATTTGAATTGTTTTCAGATAATCATATTAATTATATGACAAAATTATTCAATTTATTTGAAGTTTTACATAATTGGTTAGAAGATAATAATATACCATATACCATATATTGTGGTAATTTACTAGGATATTACAGACAAAATAATCCAATATTATGGGATGATGATTTTGATGTTCTTTTAACAACTGATAAAGGTATAGAATTTATCAATAATATTTGGAATAATATCAATGAAAAAGAACAGCAAATATGGGATAAATATTGGATATATAAAACTATTAAAATTAATGATCAAAAAATGTTTTTAATAAAACACATAAACAAATCAAAATTATATAAATTGTTATATTTTGAGGATGATTTAAATAACTTAAAAAAATATAAAGATTTAGGTGGTATTGATATTACATATATAGTAAATGGAAAAGATGGTTGGGAACAAAATGTATCATATATTGAAGCACACATGTCAAAGTCAAATATGAATAATTCTTCGATTGTTCAATATGGACCAGTTATCGCAAGAGTTCTTGATAAAGAACCAAGTATCAAATATTTACTAGATACATATGGTACTCAATATATAAATAGAAATCATCCTTATTTAAATAAAAAAACAGTATAATCAAATAAACCAATATTGTTTTTTAAATCCTAAAAAAAAGTTTCAATAGTGTAAATCATTAATTAACAATTTTTATTTAAGTTATATCTTTATCCAATTATCTTTAAATAAGTCTTTTGTATTTGTATTACTTAAATTTCCTGAAAACCAAACTGAAGAATATATTACTTTTTTATTAATATTTTCATTTAAATAAGCACCCCACCAACTAAATGACGAATTTGCTATTATATTATGTTCGCATTTTGACATTAATTGTAATTCATCTATATCTGTTTCAATATTATTAATATTATTTGCTATTTTATAATTTATTTTTTTTAATAAATTTGGATATCTTTTATTCATTTCATCAATACTATCTTTTTCTACAAATAATATATAATTGTAACTATTATCAAAATGTTTTATAGCATTTAAATAATATTCTTCTGTTAAAATTGGATGACGATCTCCACTTTTTTTAAAATTAAGATAATCACCAATACGAAAATGTATTGAAATCGTTTTTGTTTGTATTGGTATATCTTTTGTAAATGTTAAGTAATTTTTTAATTTATCCCAATTATGTTCGAAATATTTTGGTGATTGAAAAAATCCTTTAATTATATTTTCATTTGGTATAGGTTTATATTCAAAACTTGGTTCTTTATAAATATTATTATGTGGTAAATAATTAACTAACATTGGTTTTAAATTTATTAATAATGTATTCCAATACGGTAAATTATATTCTATTGTATTTGAATCTAATTTACCAAATTGAAATACATTACAATACGGTAAATTATTTCCATGTGGATTTATTATTTTTTCATATATATATAAATTTTCTTTATTATCTAAACATTTTGATAATCCTGCAAATATTTGAAATAATTGATTTCCTAAACCTGCTTCTAATATTATAAACATTTAATTATTATTTTTAATATTACTTTATATATTATAAGGAGTTTTTACTAATTCTTTTAATTCTTTTATTTTTTTTAAATATATTTCTTCTAACAATATTTTAAATTTATTTTCATCATTACCAATTATTTTAATTATATCTTTATCTATTTTATATTTTTCATAAATTTCTAATTTATTATCTATATTTTCAGAACTTTTATCTTTTTTAGAACTATTTAAAGTTTTATTACTTATTGTTGTATTTTTAGATATTTCAGAACTATTTAAAGTTTTATTATTAATTGTTGTATTTTGAGACATTTCAGAACTTTTTAAAGTTTTAAAATTTTTATCTTTATTCATTTTTTATTTAATTATATTATTTTTAATTAAAACTAAATAATGTCTAAATTAACATTTGGAATAGAACTTGAAATGTTTATTAAATTAAATAAAAGTCTTTATTTACTTATTAATGAAGAAATCAAAAAACATGGTTTTACTAAAATTGAAGAACTAATCAATTATATTTATAAAAAACTAAAAAAAATGAATCCTTATATAGTTCATAAATCAAATTTTATTCAAAATGTTAATAATATTAAATTTAATAATACAGAATTATCTGAAGATGATAGTTATATCATTATGTTAATAATTGCTTTTATTATATGTAATAATAAACACTATTTTTCTGTATCTTTAAATGATATACTAATGCAAAATTATAGTTATATTATTAAAAAACTTAATTTACCTAATTGTAATAAATTTAGCAAATCAAATAAACTTAAAATTAATTGGCATTATGATCCTGATATGAGTATTCAATATTCATATTTAAATAAATCAATAAATACTTATAAAACAATTAAACAAAAAAATAAAGAAAAATTAACATTAGAAAATCATGTTCCATATACTGAATTTGTTTCTTCAATATTTAATAATCCAGAAGAAGTTAAAAATGGTATGGATTTATTAATGTCTTCTTTACAAAAAAAATTAAAATTATCATGTTTTCATTCTATTCAAACTTCTAATCATATACATTTTAGTATTAAACAAAATAAATTAGACGATCCTTACATAATCTTTCAAATCACTTACGTTTTTTATATTCTTCAAAATTTTATTTATCTAATTTGTTTACCAGATAGACGAAACTCAAAATATTGTAATCCTTTAAAAATTCTTCCATCTAATCTTAAAAATTTAGATGATAAGACAATCAATGAATTTTTCAGTTCTAACATTATATTACCAAATAATAAATCATATCAAAATATTAAACATTATTTTAATATTCAAGAAAATATTAGAATACAATCATTGATTCAATCATATTCAAATGAAAAAACTTCACTTTTACAACAATCAAATACTACAAGACAATTCATAAAAAAAATTAATAATATACAAAAAGAAATTGATAAATTAACTAAAATTGATCCTATCAAATATAATTCTGAAAAATTTAGTAACACTTATCGAATTACAGTTCCTTTCAATAAATTACTATTTAATGATAAATTAATTGTTTTATTAAATCTATTTCAAAATCAAACCCAATATAAATATGATAATTTTTTTAAAGTAAATGCGTACCAGTTATGGGAAGGATCCAAAATAGATAGATATTCTATTCTTAATTTATACAAATTATCACTTAATGAATCTTGTACTTTAGAATTACGTGCTAAACATGGATCTAATGATTCTACTGAAATCAAATATTTTTGTAGTCTTATTGAAAAGTTTTACGAAATTGCTTTACAATTAGATAAAAATAAACCACTTTTAGAATCACTTTCTGAAATATTAGATATACCTAAAGAAGATTTAATCTCTTTTAAAAATATTGATCCTAAAGATCTTAAAACACAATATTCTACATTAAAAACAACATTTTTACCTAAATTATTATATTCTATATTCAAAGATGATTCTAAATCAATTAATTATTGGTTAAAACACTTAGATATTATTCAAAATTTTTAATTTAATTATATATTGATTTTAAATCGTCTTAATATAAAAATGATATAAATAAAATAAATTATTGGATAAAATGATGTTTATTAAATATATTTATAATATTTTTAATAATATTATATTAAAAATAAATATATATATAGAAAAGATATATGATTTACCTTTACCAAGACGTATGTAATTAAATATATATAAAATAAAAATGAAATATAATTTTATAAAATAATAATGGTTATAAATAGAAAAAAAGCATTTAAATTTTTAAAAGAAGCTAATTTTAAAGCTAATTTATTTTCTAAAGATCCTAAAAGAAAAGTTGGTGCTATAATATTAGAAAATAAAACTTTAATACAATTAAGTTGTGGTTATAATGGATTACCAACTGGATTAAAAGAAACAAAAAAAAGATGGTTAAAAGAAAATAAAGATTTATATGTTTTACATGCTGAAACTAATGCAATTGTTCATGCTGCAAGAAGTAATGTTAATATTAAAGATAGTATATTAGTATGTAATCGATTTCCATGTAATAATTGCACATTAAATTTAATTCAAGCTGGTATTAAAACTATTGTTACTATTCAACCTGATTGGAATACTTTAAGTATTAAAAATAAAAGATCATTTTTAGCTTCAAAAGAAATGTTAGAAGAATTAAAGATAAAGATAATTTATTTTAAAGAAAAAGATATTATATAAAATTTAAATGGATACTTATAAATTATTTAATTTAAAAAAAGATAATTTTACATGGGATGAATTAAAATCTAATTATAAAAAATTAGCAATAAGGAATCATCCCGATAAAGGAGGAGATGAAAATGTATTTAATCATATTACACAACAATTTCAAAAATTAGCATTGGAATTGAAACAAAAAGATGATAATAGATCACATTTTGATTTAAAAAAACAATTTAAAGATAATATTCCTTCAAGATATGGATTTAATAACATATCAGAAAATCAACAAGATTTTAATCAAAAATTTAATAAAGTGTTTGATGATAATAAATATATTGATGAAGATATTGAATTTGGTTATGGTGATACTATGGTTAAATCTACTAAACATAGAGAAGATTTTAATATTAAAAATATTTTTGGAAAAACTAAAGTTAAAAATAATATTTTTAATGAAACTTTTGAAAAAAAAATTCCTACAACTAATGTTATTAAATATAAAGAACCAGAAGCTTTACCATCTTGTAGAAATATAATACATAGTGAAATTGGAGCTAAAACTACTGATTATAGTGGAAAAACAAGTAATAATTCTTTACAATATACTGATTTTAATATTGCATTTAATGAAGAAAGAATACCTAATATTGATAAAAATAAAAAAACATTTAGAAATTTAAAAGAATATCAACAATATAGTGATAAATATTTAAATAAACAATTTACTGAAAAAGAATTAAAAAGAAAATCTAAAATTGAAAATATAGAACAAAATCATGAAAAAATGAGATTAAAAAGAATAATAGATAGAGATAATAAAATTGAAGAACATTATAATAAAGTAACAAATTTATTATATAATTAATATATATAAAGATTATAACAAATAAATTAATATATAATGACAAATTTATATGATACATTGGGTCTTAAAAAAAATGCAACACAAGATGAAATTAAAAGAGCGTATAAACAATTAGCTATACAAAATCATCCGGATAAAGGAGGTGATGAAAAAAAATTTCAAGAAATATCTAATGCTTATGATGTATTAGGTGATCAAAAAAAAAGACAAGAATATGATAATGGGGGAAATCAATTTAGAGGTAGAAATAATAGTCATGCTGATATTTTTGCACATATGTTTGGTCAAAGAATGAATGGTATGAATGGTGGAAATCAAAAAAAACAACATTCATGTTCTGATATTATTAGAAATTATAAAATTTCATTAAAAGATGCTTATACTGGAACAATTAAAAATTTAAAAATTAAATTAAAAGCTTTTCATTTTGATAAAATTAAAGAATGTGAAGATTGTAATGGTATTGGTAGAATTAAAAATGTTCAACATATGGGGGTTTTTACACAAATTTTTGAAGCACCTTGTAATAAATGTAAAACAAGTGGTTTTATTGAAACAAAAGATGCAGTTTATGAAGAAGAAAAAAATATAACTTTAAATATACCTAAAGGTGTTACAAATGGACATAAAATTACTATTAGTGAATGTGGAGAACAACCTAAATTAAAAAATATTAAACCTGGTAATTTAATTTTTAATATTGAAATTGATAAAAATGATACTTTTATAAGAGATGGTAATAATTTACATAGTAAAATTAATATTTCATTTTTACATTCTATTATTGGTGCTAATATTAAATATAGTTTATTTGATGTTGATTTTTTTGAATTTAATAGTAATCAATTTAATATTGTTCATCCTAATAAAAAATATGAAATTAAAAATAGAGGTATGCCTATTATGCATAATGATAAAAAAGGTTCATTGTTTATAGAATTTATTATTGATTATCCTGAATTAAATAATGAAAAAAGAAATTATTTAGAAAATAATCTAAAATCTGTTTTTAGTAATATTAATATACTTTAATCATCAAATTCAAATATCTTTGTGTCTTTTTGATCTATCATATATCTTTTTAATCCATTATTTCCATAATAATATAAACTTTCTTTACTATTATGATAATTTGAATCACAATTACAAATTAATTCTTTTTTATGAGTTTTATAATTATAATAAATTGGTATTTCGGTAAATTTATTTACTGTATCACCTGTTGGACATTCACATTTTATATATGGTTCTTTACTTTCTTTTTTATAATTTTTATATTCTATAGAATATAGATTTCTTAATTTTTTATCATCTTCTATATCTTTTGATTTAATTAAAACTTTTAAATCTTTTGAAGAAATATTTTTATTATTACATGTATTTTTATTTATAGCTATTTTATAATTATTATGCCATATTATTGTTAATATTAATATTATTGTTAATATAGTTACTAAAAATATATATATTAATTCATATAAATCTATATTATCTATCATTTCTTTATTTAATACTATTTAAAATTTCACATTGTGCATTAATAAATTGATTTTGTAATTTGATATATTCTATTTGAAAACTATTCATATCTGGAGTTATATTAATATATTTTGATCTTTTACATTGTTCAAAATCAATTTTTTTAGTATTATTAATTTTATTAATTTCATTTTCATTTATATTTTCATTATTATTTTCATTTTCTAAATTTTCATTACATTCTTCTTCTATTTTTAATATATCATTTGGAAAATACATTGAATTTTTTATTTTATTTTTTAATTTTGGATATTTTTTAATTGTTGGTTCCATAATATTTAAATAAATAAAATTAGACATTGGTTTTATTAAATTTTTACCATTTACTAATCTATCTAATATAGCAAAAAATCCTAATTTTTTAAAATCTGACATTAATGGTAATGCCATTACACCTTTATATATTTTACATCCTAACCATGATAATATTATAGATTTTTGTAATATTCTTACTAAAATTAATATAAATAAATATATAAACCAGCAAAATATTATTATTATAGTTATAGCTGTAATAAAAAATACAGCTATTTTTGATAATAATGAAATTAAATTTGATATTAATGTAAATACTGGTCCAAATATTCCTATTTCATTTTTTAATTCTGTATCAGCTATTAATAAAAATATTGATATAATTAAATTTAATAATAAAATTAAAAAACATATTATATAAGTTATTCCTATTATATATCCAATATTCATTTATTATTCTATTAATATATTTATTGGTTTTATTTTTTTATAAAATAAAATTGAATCATTTTTCCATATTTCATTATATAAATCCAATATTAATTCTTTAATATTATTATTATTTTTATTTTTATCCATAATAATATTTAATTTATTTTCAAAATCATTACTATTAGATAATAATGATTTTTTATAAATAGTTATTATATCTGATTTATTAATATTTATATTTTTTAAAAAATATTTATTTAATTCATTATTAAATATTAATAATTTTTTTGTCATTAAAAATATATTCATTTTTTATCATTTTTTTTATATATAAAAATGATATTTAATTATAAATTTAATAAAAATGTGGACTATTGATATTAATAATAATTATCCTATTATTTTAATTGATTGTAGTTATTATATATTTTATAGATATTTTGCAACAAAAAGATGGTTTAAATTTAAAGATATAGAAATAGATCCAAAAGATATAGAAAATAATGATATATTTTTGGAAGCAATTAAAAAACATTTTAATAATGATATTAAAAAAATAATAAAAAAATATAAAACTATTATTGATAATATATATTTTTGTTTAGATTGTCCAAGAGAAAATATATGGAGAAATGATTTATATACAGATTATAAATCTGGTAGAGTTCAAAGTAATCAATTTAATAAAAAAATATTTGATATATTTATAAATAAATTTGATATTTCGATTCCAATGATTGCTTCTAATAAATTAGAAGCTGATGATGTTGTTGCTATTATTCATAAAAATATTAGAAATAATAATAATAAAAAAATAATAATAATAACGAATGATAATGATTATATACAATTATATGATGATTATACTGAAATTGTTAATATGAATTTTAAAGATATAATATTAAGAAATAAAGAAATATCAATTAATAATTATTTAATTTCTAAAATATTATTAGGAGATAAAGTTGATAATATTAAAAAAGTTGGTAAAATTAATAAAAATGATATAAAAGAAATTTTTAAAAATAATAATTTGAATAATTGGTTACAATTAAATAATTTAAATGAAGAATATGAAAAAAATATGAAATTAATAGATTTTAATTATATTCCAATTGAATTAATTAATAATTTATTAGAAACTATTAATTTTGTTTAATAAAAAAATGATATAAACCTAATATATATTTTTATAATTTAATAAATGAATGACTCTTTTAATTTTGAAGATACATTATGGGATTTAATGGAAAATGTAAATAAATTAAAAATAGAAGAGACAATTAAATGTAATTGTGGATCAATAAATATAATAAAAGATGATAATTTATTTACATGTAAAACATGTTTTAATATAATTGATAATGTAATTGATTCTTCTGCTGAATGGAGATATTATAATGGTGATGATAATAAAAGTGAAGATCCATCGAGATGTGGATTACCAACTAATAATTTATTACCAAAATCAAGTTTAGGATCTATTGTTGGTAGAGGTTCTAAAGATACTAAAGAATTACATTGTGTAAGAAAATTACAAACATGGACAAGTATGCCATATAATGAACGTAAATTATTAAATGTATTTGAAAAATTTTCTAATAATACTAATAATACTGGAATTTCTGGTAAAATATTATATGATGCTAAAATTATGTATAAAAAAGTATCAAGTATGAAAATATCAAGAGGTAATAATAATGAAGGATTAATTGCTTCATGTGTATATTATGCTTGTATTATTAATAAAACTCCTAGAAGTATTAAAGAAATATCAAATATGTTTGGTATAAGTTCTTTAATTTTAACTAAAGGTAATTCTCGATTTCAAAAATTAAATCCAATGAATGTATCATCAACTTCACCACAAGATTATATATCAAGATTTGGTTCTAAACTTAATTTATCTAAATCACAAATTGATAAATGTATTAAATTAACGGATTTTTTAGAAAAAAACGATATTATTAGTGATAATTCACCTACAAGTACAGCTGCTGGTATAATATCGTATTATACACAATTTAGTAATATTGATATTACTAAAAGATATATTGCTAATATATGTGGAGTTAGTGAAGTTACTGTTACTAAAAGTGTTAAAAATATATATAAATATAATAATATTATTATTAAAAATTTTAATTAATTTTTTCCATTTATATAAGTTATTATAAAAAATGCAAATAATGTTGTAAAAAAATTCAATATTGCTATAATTAATATTATTGGTATTAAAATATATAATAATTGAATTTGTATTGTTTCTTTAAAATCACTTTCTAATAATTCTTTTTTTATAAAATCTATTATTATATCTGTATATAATTTTTTTTTATGCGTTTCTACCATTAATTTCTTAACCTATTTAATATAATAATATGATTGACTTTAACACAGTTATTAAAACTAATAATACATATATATCAACACCTAAACAACCTTTTATATTAAATTTAACTAATATTGATATTAATAATAATAATAATATTTATGATAATGATAAATTTATTTTAAATATTAAAATTAATGATTCTAATGATAAACTTAAATTATATAATATTGAACAAGAAATTAAAGATACTGTTATTAATAATAATTCTAAATGGTTTTCTAATGCTATGTCACAAGATAAAATTATTGATAAATATATTCCTACATATGATGCACAAAATAACATATTAGATATTATTGTTTCTAATACTTATAATATTAAAATTGATGGATTTAAACATAATAATATTAAAGATATCATTAAAAATATTCATAAATATACCCATATTAAAAATATATCAATTAAAATGATTGGTATTTATATCAAAAAAAATGTATTTTATATTAGATGGTTATTAGAAAATATTGAATATATTCCATATATTGGTAATTTTATTGAAGATAGTGATATTGATATTAAATATCAACAACTTTCAGATATTATTCAGAAAAAAATTGATTATCTTAATTTAATTCAAAATAATATTCAAACTTTTTATAAAAATAAAGATTTTGATAATTTATCAAAAAGTTTTTATCTTATAAGAGATAAAACATAATATGTCAAAGAATAATAACTTAGTTCTTTATTTTTCATTATTAATACTTTTATTATTACTTATACTGTTATTTCAAGCATATAATAGTAAATGTAATATTTTAAGATATGAAAATTTTGAAAACGGACAATCACCTGCAGATGTTTATAATGAACAAAATAATATAACAAATAATACCAATGATAATAAATATGAAGGAGTTGATAGTATGGATTCTAATTTTACTAATGTTGAATCAACTGTTCAAAATGAAACAACAAATGATGTTAGTTGTTTTCCAAGATCTTCTTTAACTGCTAAAGATTTATTACCTAATGATGCTACTGATTCTAAATGGGCTAATATGAATCCTTCTACTGGAGGATCTATTAATGATCCTAACTTATTAACCGCTGGTTGGACTATTGGTGTTAATTCTGTCAGTAATTCTTTAAGAAATGCTAATTTACAATTAAGATCTGAACCACCTAATCCACAACAACCAGTTAGTCCTTGGATGATATCTACAATTGGTCCGGACACTAATAGAAAAGATCTTGAAATTGGATCTCAACCTTATTGGAAAGATCAATAATTTTATAATTTTTTTTTTAAAAATATATAAAGAACCTTTATATTTTATAAAATATGTGTTATAAGTTATTCAATGCAAAATCAACTTAATGATGGAAAATTACTTTTATTACGATCTATTACTAATTATTATAATAACAACCGAAATTATTTAAATATTTTTATTGATATATTAAATGGTAATTCTAAAATTTCTTTAAGATTAATTGATTGGTTGGTTACACATTATTCTAAATCTAATAATATACAATATTGGATAGATAATAAATCTAATATTATATATAAAAAAATACCTTCTAATTATGATAATGCTTATAAATTAAAAAAATTTAATTTATATTCTGATTATAGAGCACAATTAAAAAGCTTTTCTAAAAAATATTTTGATCCTTTTAGAAGACATGAACGTATTTCATATATTGTTAATGATTATTTAACTATTGAAACCACTTTAGGACAACTTAACTTTTTTAAATGGTTCTTTAAACATAATATTTACTATTTTGTTATCAATAATCACCATGATATTACTAATGATATGTCATCTAATTCTAAAAATAAAAGTTATAAAAAAAAAAATATTGAAACTATCAAAAAAGAAAAAAATATTATTAGATTTGATTAATTATAATTTAATACTTTTTTTGAACTTTTGATTGATGATACATCGTTTGGATCCCAACTTATATATATTATATTATTATTATTTTCTGGTAATCTTTGAACTAAAAAACCACCCTTTTTTAACATTTTCATTATATATTTTATACATTCATTTGTATCATATAATGGTAATCCTATTAATATTCCAGGTATTGCATAAAATGTATTATATCCACCCGAACGTGCTACTCTTTTTATTTTTTTTACACATAATTCTGATATCTTATTATATGTTTCTTTTTGATTGTTTTCTTTTTCTTTCTTTAAATTATATAATTCTGATATTGTTACTGACATTTATTTCATTATAGAAAAAATGATTCATTATTTATTATATATATTAAATGAATTATTTCTTATTAACCAATAATTTACAACATAATACTTTTCATACTTGCTATATATGTAATAAACATAGCTCTAATTCTAAATATTTTCTTTCCTTTTTTAATAATAAATTTATTATTATACATACAAATTGTATTAAAAAAATTAATACAACTAATATTATTACTAAATTTAATATTATTTTTCATAATTTCAAAATATTACCAGAATTAACTTTAGATTTTTCTATAAATAAACATATATATACTCTATATAATAAATATTTATTTCATGATTATTTTATATATTTTTTTGATATTTATTATGATTTAATTTTTTTATATAAAATTATTAATTTTTCATATAAAGACTTTTTTAAAATTAGAAATTATATACTTATATTTAATAATAAATATAAAAATGAAAATACATATCTTTTATCTAATTTTAAAAATAATGATATTAATAAAATTATAAATATTAATAATAAATTATCTACTAAAGATAAAATTTATATTTTTTTATCTAAAAAAAATAATAATAATGCAATATAATATTATTACATCTGATAATTTTAATATATCTATTGATATTAATATTATTAAATATTCTTCATTTATTTATAATTTAATTGAAAATAATATTAATGAAATTATTCATTTAAAACATTATTCATGTTCTTATATTAAATTAAATAAAATTTTTGAATTTTTGAATTTTCATTATTTTTGTCAAAATAAAAATGATATTGAATCATGGAATTATAATTTTTTTAATAATATTGATAATTCTTTATTATTTGAATTATTTATTACAGCTAATTATTTAGATATTCAATTATTATTAAATTATATATCTTTACATTTTGCTAATATTATTAATAAATCACAAACACCTTTACAAATTACTAATTATTTTAATATTAAAAATAATATTACAATTCAAGAACAAAATGAATTATTAAATATTTATAATATATCATTCTTATAATTTATTTAAAACATTTTCTTTAAAATCTTTTACTACTTTTTCCCATTTATATTTTTCTAAAATATGTTTTCTTCCTATTTCACCATGTTTTTTTAATAAAACTGGATTTGAATAATATTCCCATAATGCATTTACAAAATCTTCTGGATAACATAATTCATCTATTGATCCTATACCTTTCATTTTATCATTTATTTCTCCATATTTATACATTTTTGGATTTATTAATGTTGACATAGTATTATCCATAAATTCTTTATGACCACCTACATTTGCTGCTACTTGAACTGTTCCTACACCTAAACTTTCACTACATGTTAATCCCCATCCTTCCGCATGAACTGGTGCAAAATTTACATCTATACAACTCATAAATATATTTATATCTCTATCTGATGCTTGTTGAGGATTTTCAATAAACCATAAGGTTTCTTTTGCATAATTATAATCTAAATCTATTAATTTACATTCATGTTCTAATAATTGTAATAAATTCCAATATCCTTCATTACTTGTTCCTATCATAAATTTTATATTACGTTTTGTATATTTATTTTTTTTATATTTTACTTCTTTATTTTTTACATTTATATCATAATGTATTTTTACAAATTTTGCCCAACTTATTATTGCTATATCCCATCCCTTTCTTGGTTGATTCCTATTTGAAGAACCTATTATAAATGTATCATTATCTATATCAAAATACTTTCTACAATATTCTTTTGGTACTGGAAAATATAATTTATCATCAAAACCATGATTAAATACATATATTGGTTTATCCTTTTTTATTCCTATTTTATACGCTATATCTCTCCAATGATCGGTAAATGCTATTATTCCATCATAATATTCATTCAATAATTTTATATAATCCGGTTTTTGATACATATACACCTGATCCATATAAGATATTAATTTAAACTTATTTTTATATTTATGCATTTCATTTATTATATTTGCTGTTAATGCTGATGTTATCATACTATCATTAAATATTATTACTATATCATATGCATTATTTTTTAAATGTTCTCCTATAAATCTTTCACCAAAACCACTTCCTTTATAATTATTATCTTTTTCTATTTGTAATGGATCTAATATTTTTACACTTTTTGGAATTTCTGTTCTTATATTTTGATTTGTTTGTTTATAATTTTGAAAACCCCATATTGATAAATCTATATCTTCATATAGACCCAAATATTTTGATAAATAATATGTTATTTTTGAATAACCATTTGTTGTTCCTATCGGATATGTTCCACAAAATAATATACGTTTTTTATCACTTTTTATATTCCATATTTTTTCTACTTTTTCATTTTGTTCATATATTTCTTTTATTGAATATTCACCTATAACTACAGAGTTTTTTATAAATGGACTTATATTCATTATTATATATATAATTTTATTTACTTTTTTATATAACTTTAAATATATTATTTATAATAATTTAATTCATATATAATATATTAAATAACACATTAAATAATAATATAGTCTATAATAAATTATTTTATAAATATTTTTTGAATTTATAAATAATTTTCTTAATTTTTATTTTTTATTTTCTATTTTTTTCTGAACTATTCACATAACTATAATAATAATAATATTGTTAATTTATACCTCTAATTATTTTCGATCATATCGTTCTGATAAATTATATACTCGTGATCATTTGTAATTTGTTTTTGATAAATATAACTTTACTTGTGATCATATTTTTATTGATAAATATATACATATGATCATATTTTTATTGATAAATATATACATGTGATCACGAAATGATCATATTTTATTTTTATTGATAAATATAGCTTTTAATATGATCATAATTTTATTGATAAATATATACATGTGATCACGAAATGATCATATTTTATTTTTATTGATAAATATAGTTTTTAATATGATCATAATTATATTGATAAATATATACATGTGATCATATTTTATTTTTATTGATAAATATCATATTTTTTTTGAGTTTATGATTAACATATTTTTGAGTTTGAGATTACATATATATATATCTATTTGTTAATTATGAAAAAAAGTGAAATAGATCAATGAATAAAAATAAAATAAAAAAAAGGTAAAAAAAAGGTAAAAAAACTATATAATAAATTTAAAAATATTCTATATTTTCTTTCCATTTTTTAATTTTTTCAGAATAGGGTAAATTTATTAAAGATGTATCTCTTTTATATTTTGTTTCTGATAGTTGTTTTGATATTTTATTATTATTATATAATTTTTTGATATTATTGAATTTTTAATTATATATCCTTTATCAAAATCATAAAATATGTTTGTTTCTTTATTCATTGTATTTAATAATAATAAATTTTAATCATTTTTTATATTTATTAACCGATGATTTAATTGAAAAAATATTAGATAATGTAATAAATGATATTAATAATATTAAAAATGCAAATTTTATGAGAATAAATAATATTTATTTATTAAGTTAGTTAAGGATGTAAAAATGATTGATTTTACACCTTTGAACATTTAAAACGCCGACCTAATTCAAATATTTTTTAGGTTTTCTTTTCCTTGTTGATGATTTTTTTACATATTTTTCATTCCTATCATATGCTCCTTTTATTAGATTTTTATA